TAGAACTTTTAAAATGTTAAGAGTTGAATTACTAATAGGTAATGAATCTTATGTAGAAAACTGGTTAGTGAAAAACGGGTATATGAAAAAAGAAGAAATGCCTTTCGAAAATATCACAGAAGAAGCAGGACCAGAGACAGATGGAAATTCCGGTAGATTAAATAATATCAAGACTTTTGGAAATTTACAAAGGTTTATCAAAGATGCTAAAAGTAGAATACTAGGTAAAAAAATTGGAGGAGCATTAGATGCAGCTATAGGATTTATACCCGGTTTAGGAAATGTAAAAACAGGTATAGATGTTATTAGAGCTTTAGCTAAAAAACAAGATGGTAAAACTACTAATACGTTTTTAGATAAGATGGACATTGACGATAAAGCATCAGCTATTGTAGATGATAAAGTAGAAGCTAACTTCATTAACTACATGCATGATAGAATACAGGATCAAGATCCTAATAAGACTTTACCTAGTAACTTTAATATGAATCAATATTTTAACGATTTCTTAGCAGCAGAATACGATAAAAGAACTATTGATGGAATAAACAAAGTAACTGAAAGATTAAAAGAATCAGGCCAAAAAATATCTAAATCTAATATGGACGGCTATAAAAAAGGTAACCTTAAAGAAAGTTTATTAGATCTAATTAACGAACAAGAACCTGAAGAAAAACCTGACTTAACTGCTCCAAAAGAAACCGTATTAGAAGATGCTACTGACCAAATGCTTGAAAAGTTTCCTACATTAAAAGCAGCTTTGATAAAATTACAGACAGAAGACTTTAAAGAGTTTGTAGATAAAATAGATTGGATATCTCCTAGACCTACTGAATTTAGAATAAATTTAACTAACGGTCAAGATTATATCCTCAAGTGGACAGGTAAAGGTTTTGAAGCTCAAATAATGGGTAAGAGGTATTTTATAGATAAAATAAATGATTATCAACAAGCATTAGACAAGTTAGCTATATTATATAAAGAAGGTCCAATGGGGGAACCTGAAGAACCAGTTGAGCCAGCAGATACTAATGCAGGTGGTGGTTCTGGCGGAGATTTTCCAGGTGACGATGCTGCAGGAGGAGAAGATGATGCAGCTGACGATGCAGGATTAGAAGGCGGGGAAGAAGGAGGAGGAGAAGATTTAACTGACGAGCCAGTTGATTTTGAAGAACCAGCTGAAGAACCTGAAGCTTAATTTTACGTTATGAATCTAATTGATAAAGTCATATTAGAGTGGTCTTATAGGACTGAAAAAGGATACCCAGATATCAACAACAAAAATGATATACAGCTGTTTGAATCATTGTTTGGATATAATCCGGTAGTGTCTGAATTAGTAAAGTTAGATTATGATGTATTAACCCCAGAAGCAAAAAAAGTAGCTGAGAAAATTATTGAAGAATTTGAAGTTAGTAAGGAAGAAATAAAGCCTGCTTCAAAAACACATATAGTAATCTACACTAAAGATAGACCTTCATTACTAGCTGATTTTGAAAGATCAAATAATTACGGCCCTAATTTATTAAATAAAAAAGGAAAGTTTAAAGTAGATGGTGTAACTATAACTTTAAAACCTAGTGGTGAAAAAGCTGGAGAATTTTTTGAATTAAAACCACAGCAGTTAGGTTTAACTTTAGATGAAAAAATTAGCTTATCTACTTTGCAAAAAGAATTATTAGACGGTATTAATAACAGTAAAGTATTAAATGATATTCAAAAAAAAGCTTTAGTTTATGCAGTTAGCGGTGAGGGTAAAATAAGTGATGAAGAAAAAGCAGAATTACCTAAAGGATTTTTCAATGAAGTAAATAAGAATTTTGGAGAGCCTCATGGAGCATTACTGTACGGATTAGCAATAGGAGCCGATGCAGTAGAATTTCCAGCAGCAGGTAACTATAGATTATTAGACTACATACTTTATAAAGGAGAAGAACGTATACAAGTTAGCGCTAAATCAGGAACTTCAGTTGGTAATACAGTTAAATACGAAGACGTATTAAAAATAGTTGATTTTTTAGATGGAGAAGTACCAAGCCAAATTAGAAAATTTACAAACATTATTTCAGGTAATTCGGTTTATGAAGGAGCTTTTAAAGCTATAGAAGCTTTTGGTAGTCAAGATTTAAAAAACCGAGTTAAAGAATATAAAAAGGTTTATACACACTTTCCTAAATTAGGTAAAAAACCTGAAGACGAACAGTCTCATAGAGACAGAATTGCTATAGAAAAAGCATTTGTTAAGGAAATGAATAATGATCCTAATTTAAATTTTAATGATATATTTAATAATTATGTAGAAGTAAAGTACGTAAAGTATTTTTTAAATAATAATAGTTTACAAGGAGAATACAGCGTTATAGATTCAGGAAATTTTAATGTAAGTCATCTATCTAAAAATAGTCCAAACCATGACTCAGATAAATTAGGCCTGAAGGTAAGTAAAGCAAAATAAGTTATGTCACAAAACATTAAAAAAATAATCGCACAAGAATATATTAAGTGCGCTAAAGATCCGGCGTACTTCATGAGAAAGTACTGCTATATACAGCACCCTACAAGAGGTAGAATACTATTCAATTTATACCCTTTTCAAGATAAAGTACTACATTTATTTAGAGATCATCAATACCTTATCACTTTAAAATCAAGACAGCTTGGTATATCAACTTTAGCATCAGGTTACAGTTTATGGTTAATGCTTTTTCATAAAGATAAAAACGTTTTAGCATTAGCAACCACACAGGCTACAGCTCGTAACTTAGTTTCTAAAACTATGTTTATGTATGATCAATTGCCTAAATGGTTAAAACTAACAGCAGTAGAAAAAAATAAATTATCACTGAGACTAAAAAACGGGTCAAAAATTACAGCTAAATCATCCAATGCAGATGCTGCAAGATCTGAAGCTGTATCATTACTTTTGATAGATGAGGCTGCTTTTATTGATAATATAGATGAGACATTTACTGCAGCTCAACAAACACTAGCTACAGGAGGACAGTGTATGGCATTATCAACACCTAACGGTATAGGAAACTGGTTCCATCAAACCTGGGAAAAAGCTGAATCAGGAGAAAATAGTTTTTTACCTATAAGATTACCTTGGACAGTTCACCCAGAAAGAAATCAAGCTTGGAGAGACCAACAGGATTCTGACTTGGGGCCTAGGATGGCTGGACAAGAATGTGACTGTGATTTCTTAGCTTCTGGTGATACAGTTTTTGAACCTGATGATATGATTTTTTACGAACAGACTTATCTTAAAGAACCTTTAGAAAAAAGAGGGGTAGATGGTAATCTATGGATATGGGAAGGGGTTGACTATTCTAAAACTTATATGGTTGTTGCTGACGTAGCAAGAGGAGATTCAGCCGACTATTCAGCATTTCATATATTTGATATAGAAAATTGTGTACAAGTAGGAGAATATAAAGGTAAATTATCTCCTAAAGACTACGGTAACGTTCTTGTAGGAATAGCATCTGAGTATAATGATGCATTATTAGTTGTTGAAAATGCAAATATAGGATGGGCTACTATAGAGCAAATACTAGAAAGACAGTATAGTAACCTATATTATAGTTCAACATCTCAAATGGAAACTGTAGAATCGTATATGTCAAAGTATGAAAGAGATAAATTAGTTCCCGGCTTTACTATGTCTGTTAGAACAAGACCTTTAGTAATAGCTAAAATGATAGAATACATTAGAGAAAAAGGGGTTACTATTCAATCTAAAAGACTTCTCGGAGAAATGAGAGTTTTCGTATGGAAAAACGGTAAACCTCAAGCTCAAACTAAATATAATGACGATTTACTTATAGCATGTGCAACTGCTCTTTACGTAAGAGATACTGCATTGAGATTAAGACAACAAGGTATGGACTTAGCTAGAGCTCAACTATCATCATTTCAGAATCTTAATGCTAAAAACAAAGCTGTTATAAAAACAGTTGGAGATCAGCAAAATAATCCTTATCTTATAGATAATGGCTATAGTAAAGAAGATATATCTTGGTTACTTTAAACGTGCTATTTATAATATATATTTAATTAAATAAAACCTGATGGCAGATACTTCACTATTTGGCAGACTACGTAGACTGTTTTCAACCGATGTAATTATACGAAATATAGGAGGCGACCAACTAAAAGTTGCTGATATTAATAAAATTCAATCTACTGGTAATTTTGAAACTAATTCTCTAATAGATAGATTTACTAGATTACATATCTACAATAATAAAAATCTTTATAACCCTAACCTTAACTATCAAACATTAAGGATACAGCTTTACTCAGATTATGAAGCTATGGATACTGATCCTATTATAGCATCTGCATTAGATATTTTATGTGACGAAGCTAGTTTAAAAAATGATCAAGGAGAAGTTCTTTCTATTAAATCTTCAGACGAAAATATTCAAAAAGTACTTTACAATTTATTTTACGATGTTTTAAATATTGAATTTAACTTATGGTCTTGGACTAGAAATATGTGTAAATACGGAGACTTCTTTTTAAAATTAGAAATAGCTGAAAAATTTGGAGTATATAATGTTCTACCTTATACGGTTTACAATATGTCAAGGCATGAAGGTCAAGATGAAAAAGATCCTACAAAAGTTGAATTCGTAATAAATCCCGACGGTTTAGCTGGTTCAAACGATCCTTATTATATGCCGAAAAATGAAAATGCTGTTAAGTTGGATAATTATGAAGTTGCTCATTTTAGATTGCTATCCGATACAAATTATTTACCTTACGGCCGTTCTTTTATTGAACCTGCAAGAAAAATATTTAAACAGTTAACGTTGATGGAAGATGCGATGCTTATACATCGTATTATGAGAGCTCCTGAAAAAAGAACTTTCTTCGTAAATGTAGGATCTATTCCTCCTGCTGAAGTTGATCAGTTTATGCAAAAGACTATCAATACAATGAAAAAAACTCCTTATGTCGATCCTAAAACAGGTCAATATAACTTGAAGTTTAATATGCAGAATATGATGGAAGATTTCTATATTCCTGTAAGAGGAGGAGATGCTTCAACTAGAATTGAAACTACTAAAGGATTAGATTACGACGGTACTAATGATATTTCAT